ACAACGACCAACTAGATATTCTAGTTAGTGGTGCAATCAGTAAACTTCGTACCGAGGGCGTCGATATTGAAGCCAAGGATAAAGATGGTGAATACATTTTTACTGCGGACAATTATGTTTCAAGTGACTACGTAATTTGCATCGGTTACCAAGTCATGAAAGACATGGATTTTGACGTTGATATGAACTTTATGACCGAACAATATATAACAAGGATAGGTACACTTCGTTGTTATCTTTTGGTGAAGCAACACTAATCTACGAAGCCCAAACCAAAAAAAGTAGCGGGTCACCCAAAGCAGTTAGAATAACCCGCAATATAAAGGTCAAAGAAGTAAAAACCTTTTCATTAAATTACTATATTATGGGCGGGGACAATCAAAGACTGATGCGTTTATCAAAGAACTTGGTTGTCCCTAAATGGACTACGGAAGACATAATCGATATTGAGAACAATCTGCGATATGAACTGCTTTACGTCGATTATCAGGGACTTCATTATCGTGTGCAGAATATCTTGAAGTATTACAAGATGAACCAACGAATGATACTTGATATTGAGGAATTGAGATGATTTATACACAGAAAGAGATATACGATTATTTATCCAACAATCCATTGGGCGTGACGGTAAGCATAGGAGATGTAGAAAACCTGAATAGTGCGGACTACATCTTTTTAGATTACACAAGCGACGAAATAATCGGTAGTGACAATGAGGGTACATATCAAACGTTTATCCAAGTTACAGTTGCCACAAGGGATTTCGATGACCGAGCAACCCTTGTAAAGTACGTTAAAGATTATTTCAAAGTAATGTCTATCGATTACGAAAAAAGTTTTGAATTTGAATACTTCTTGGCACGCATGAACAAAGGCATCCTGATGAAAGGTGAGCCTGTTTCTGTATGAAGACAGTAAATTTAAACAAATTTAAAGACTTTACAGGGACGATAAATTATGCAGGATTAATCAAACGTTACGGCAGAAAAGCGGTGTCTACTTTGGAAAGTGTAAGCCCTAAATCCAACAGGGTAGGGCGCAAAACGCCTTATTCAAAAGGATGGACGGTATTTAACTATAAGATGCGCCAAGGCGAAAAGGCAATCGTATGGAATAGAACCAATTGGCAGTTGACCCATTTGTTAGAAAACGGTCACCTTATTACCAATAATAAGAACACCAAGTATGGTTTATCGTGGGTTGCCCCTCGACCGCACATCCAACCTACATATCGAGAGTTGAAACCAAAATTTATAAAAGATGCGCAAAAAGTCGAAATCGACTTTGAACTTAAATAACGGAGGAACAGAATGGGACAGATTATTCATGGCAATAAGAACTTTGGCTTTGCGCCGATTATTGTGAGTGATAACGTATTTTCATTCGGCACACCTGTTATGTTGTCAGGTCTTGTCAACGCTACAATCGAAGTTGAACAGGACACAACTAACATCTATGCCGATGATACCGTTTATTGCAAAGTAAAGGGTGCTAAAGTTAGAAGTGCTACGGCTACATTCCGTTACATTTCCAAAGCCTACGCTAAATACTTGGGCTTCAAGGAAAACGCAAACGGCATGATGACTGATACAGGCGATTTCCCTACACATTGTATCTTCTTTGAAACCGAGGAAGAAGATTGTGATACAGGTCTTTCTACAAGAACCTTACATTATCTCTACAATGTACAGGGTAGTGAACCTACACACGAAAGCAATACGGATGAAGAAGAAGTAGAAGCAGCTGAAATCGAAGTTGAATACAATGCACAGGATAGCACATTTGTTACTGATGATGCAGGTACTAAATTACAGTACGGTTACATCACTAGAACTGCTGAAAATGCAACGTTGTATGACACATTCAAGTCGGCAGTAATTCTGCCAACAGATAGCATCCCTGCATCAATTTAATAGAAAGGTATGAGGGTGCGTAATACACCCTCTTTTGAACTATATGTCAAAAATCATAAAACACACATTTGAAATACCAAATTTGACCGTGGAAAACGGAGAATTGGTCGAGCATGAACCGACCAAAGTAACTTATACATTCACGCTTCTGTTTAAAGGAATTGGATTATTTGAAGAAATCCATGGCGAACCGTTATTAACGTCGTTAGCATCATCGTTAAGCGGAAGTGATGAAATTGAAAAAGCATCGAATATACTTGATAAGAAATTTATCAAGGATTTGGCGTGTGCATCCTACGTTAAGATTGACGGAAATAAATTCCACAACAATCGTTCAACCGTAGAAGAATTTAAAAAGACACAGGTTTACGGAATTATAGAAAGTGATGTCGAATTTTTGACCGAACTTTTAGAAATGACCGTTGAATGTGTCGGCAATGATGAAAAAGCAAAACTGAAATCTAAAGCAGAGGGACGACCAACAAAAAAATAATACTCTCTTATGCGTATCTATGTGCGACATTATGCCATTTACACGTAGATTTAATGTGGGCGGATGAACAATATCCGTCCACTTTATTTTCACTCATGAGAGAGATGACGAAACTTGTAACGCCAAAGAAAAAGGAAAAGGTCGGTGCTTCTAGTATTTCAAAATATATTAAGGAGGACTAAATGGCAGGCAAGTCACAAGTCGAGGGCATTACCATTGAATTTGAGGGTAATACCATCAGTTTTGATAAAAGCGTTGACGGTGTTAAAAAAGCGTTAAATCTGCTTAAAAAAGAGAAAACAGTTCTCGATAAAGAATTTAAGAAAACCAACGATATTGATAAACTTAATAAAGCGTTAGAAAACCTGAAACGCCAAGAAGAATTGGCATCACAGGGCGCTCAAATGGCAGCTGAAAAAGTGTCCGAATTGGCTAATGCAGGCAAGGCAGGCACTAAAGAATATGATGCATACAACAGAAAGTGGGCGGAATTTAAACTGCAAGCCACAATGGTTGGTTTGAAGATAGATGAACTTACCGATAAAATCAATTCGTTTATAAGAACACCTATCGAAGAACTTGGTGATAAATTTGATAGCCTTGGGCAGAAAGCAGGCAATGTAAGTGGCAAAATCCAAGATGTTGCCAATGCGTTTAGACCATTATCGGATAATGCGCAGAAAGTTCTTAAATCTAGTGTATCTAATATTATCGACTTTGAAAGTGCATTTGCGAACGTCAAAAAGACAATTGATGAAACCGATGCTACTTCTTATGAAGATTTAGCAACGGCAATAAGACAAGTCGCAACCGAGATACCTACGACGGCAAATGAATTTGCGGAAATCGTAGCCATGTCGGGACAGATGGGTGTAGGTGCAGACAATGTTATTGAGTTCTCCAAAGCGATGGTCGATTTGGGCAACTCAACCAACATCAACGCAAAGGAAGCATCCGAAACCATAGCGCAGTTGTATAACGTCATGGGCAAAGGCGGTGACTTTTCGGACATCGAAGCCTTTTCTAGTGCAATTGTTGAACTAGGCAACAACACGGCAACGACAGAAAAGAACATCGTTGAAATGGCATCCAATATCGGCGCAGCTGCGACCCGTGTCGGAATGTCCGAAAGCGAAATCCTTGGTTTGTCAGCAACGCTAGCATCATTAGGACTAGACAAGGGTGGTGCTAGTGCTATTTCCCGTGTCATGACGGAAATAGATATGGCAGTTGCCACAAATAGCGATGAACTTAAAACGTGGGCAGACACGGCAAAAATGTCAGTTGAGTCGTTTTCTGCTTTATGGTCAAGTAACGCTAGTGCAGGTTTAGGCGCTTTCATTCAGGGTTTGGCAGATGCCAAAGGTGAGGGTGATAATCTTAACAAACTGCTTGATGATTTAGGCATCACCGAATTAAGACAGATTGATACTATCTCCCGTTTGACAAACGCAAGCGAACAGTTGGCTAAATATACGGATATGTCCAACAAGGCATATGCCGACCAAACTGCATTGCAGGAAGAAGCAGACAAGCGTTATCAAACTCTTGCAAGCCGTATTCAGGTCATAAAAAACAAAATTACGGAATTTGCTTTGGAAATAGGTGAACAGTTGATGCCTATATTAGACAAAGTCGTTGCTTTTATAAGTGATTGGACAGGCAAACTCAACGGGTTAAGTGATAGTGAAAAGTCTACTATAACTATTACAAGTGCTTTATTAGCAGTAATTACACCGCTATTGTCATTTATAGCGGGATTAATACTAAAGTTTGGCAAACTGTCTACGGCAATAGGCGGTATATTGAAGAACGAAAAAGTTGCAACTTTTTTGGGCAAACTTACCGCAAATGGGTCAAGTTTATCTAAAGTATTGTCTACTTTATTTAAAACCGTTAAGAACCTGATAAATCCTGTCACGGCGATTATTGCTTTGGTTGCAATGGCATATGCTACCAATGATGATTTTCGTGAGAGTGTAAATCAGCTGATTACTACATTATGGAATATGCTTGCGCCTGTTCTTAAAAATGTAGGCTCATTATTTGAGATGCTATGGGGCGTAATAACTACTGTATGGGATATTGTACAGAAATTAATCAGCATTTTTGCAGATTTGTTTACAACATTCCAAGATAGTGAAGCATTTAATGTGCTTGTAATCTTATTCCAATTTGTTTTGGATATTATCAACCAAGTCATCGAAGCAGTAAAGACCCTGATTGGATGGATACAATCCCTGTTAGATTGGGTGCGTCAAGCGCTTGATTGGTTAAGCAGATTAATCAGTAAGCAGAATGATGCCGTATCAAATCAGTATAGCGCTACAACAGGCGGAAATGGCGGTACACGTAGTGGTGGCTATGGCGCTTTAAATAGCGGTGGTTTTACATTAAACGCATCATTTAACGTATCTACATCTGCAATTACTAGAAACGAAGTTCGTAGTTGGGCTTCGTGGCTAGCAGATGACATTAATAACGAATTAGGTAGGAGGATTAAGTAATGGAATACAGAAAGTTTTGGCTTATCAATGCTTTAGGTAGACGCTATGATTTCACCGACCTAACGACAAATACGTCATTTTTGAATAACCCAACAGGTTTGGGCTTTCAAAGGACATTTACAAGTTTAATTGTTGGGAATAGTGAGTTAGTCACTTCCCAACAGTTTAGACTTACTGATATTCAGGGCGAACTGATGTTCTATGACGGCAAAACAGGTGACAAATATCAGCAGTATCAGGATT